CCGCCGTTGCGCCTCCGCCTCCTGCAGCTGTCGCTGCCGCCGTTGCGCCTCCGCCTCCTGCAGCTGTCGCTGCCGCCGTTGCGCCTCCGCCTCCTGCAGCTGTCGCTGCCGCCGTTGCGCCTCCGCCTCCTGCAGCTGTCGCTGCCGCCGTTGCGCCTCCGCCTCCTGCAGCTGTCGCTGCCGCCGTTGCGCCTCCGCCTCCTGCAGCTGTCGCTGCCGCCGTTGCGCCTCCGCCTCCTGCAGCTGTCGCTGCCGCCGTTGCGCCTCCGCCGCCCGTAGCGGGGAGCTCGGCAGAATTCGTCGCCCTCGCCTCCGCGATCGTGTCGTCCGGCGTCACTAACGACCGAATCCAAAGCGCCCTCGCTGCTGTTGGCCTTCAGACACTCAACGCACTAGCTGTGCGTGCAGACCTCGTGCCTTACATCACGAGTACGCTGTTCCCTGAAGGGCTGCCGAATGCCTGAAGGACACGCCCGGTTGCCTCCGTCCTCTGCCGCTATCTGGGGCAGCCCGTACGGCTGCCGCGGGTGGCCGCAGATGGCCCCCCAATTCCCGGAGGAAGACACCGAGGAAGCTCGCGAAGGGGAGGCGGCACACGAACTCGGGGCAGCAATGATCCAAGCGGCGGATGGCAGGAAGCACCCGCTCGCGATTGACGGGCCCGCGTCGAACGGCACGATCCTCACCGAAGAAATCTGGGCAACCTCCGAGACCTACGCAAACAACGTGATCGAAACGCTGGAGGGAGAGCCCGCGGATTGCATCGCTATCGAGCAAACGATCAGAACACCAATCCACGAAAACTGCTGGGGCACCCCTGATGCCGCCCTGTGGATACCCCGACTGCATACGCTGCTAATTTGGGATTTCAAATATGGCCACGGGGTGGTGGAGGCGTTCGAAAACTCACAGCTCATCTGCTATGCCTCCGGATGTCTGGCGCAGCTGGGCTGGCCCTCGGAAGCGACTGTCAAGCTGCGGGTTGTGCAGCCCCGAGCGTACCATCCGGAAGGACCAATCCGGACGTGGGCGCCCAAGAGCGAAGCGCTACAGCACCACATCACGCTGCTCCGCGGAGCAGCATCAGCGTGCCTGGATTGTGAGGGCGGCGCGGATACACACAGCGGTGCCCACTGTCGATACTGCTCCGCTCGGCATGCATGCCCTGCAGCACTCGCCGCCGGGATCCGATTGTACGAAGCTACGAAGCGACCGACACCCGTCAACATGACTCCCGCCGAGCTTGGCGCGCAGCTCGCGATTGTACAGCGGGCACGCAAGCACCTCGAATGCCTGGAGACTGCGCTTGCCCAACAGGCGACCGCAGCCCTGAAGGGCGGCCAGCTCGTGCCTGGCTACATGCTCGCCCCGGGCCCCGGGCGTCTGGAGTGGAGCAAGCCGCCAGCCCAAATTCTACGCCTCGGGGCGCTCCTAGGCGTTGACCTCCTGAAGCCCGCGGCTCCTATCACCCCTACGCAAGCAAGAAAAACCGGGCTCAATCCCGAGCTCATTAACGCACACACTCACACCACAGCTACCGGTCTGAAACTCCAGGCTGATAGCGGAACCCTAGCCCGAAAGACCTTCCAATGAGCGCTAATTTCACTACTCCCGTTGGCCGCATCGTAGCCGGCGACTGCCACACCGTGAACGCTAAAGACATGATGGGGCAGCCCCTCACCGTCAAGAAAGGTCCAAACATCGGGCAGCCGCGCGTCGAGTACTACCTCGCGCTAGCCATCGCGAAAACCGAGCCCACCTGGGTTGCCTTATGGACCCAGTTTAGCGAGGTAGCTCGCGAGGGCTACCCAGCACTGTTCGATACGCAGGGACAATGCCTCGCGCCGCGATTCGCCTGGAAAATAACAGACGGGGACGACGCGACGCCCAACCAGAAGGGGACGCGACCTTGTGACCGCGAAGGCTACCCGGGGCACTACGTGATCAGCTTTTCATCCGGATTCGCACCGAAATGCTACGACAGCACGGGGGGTCTGATCGACCCAGAGACAATCAAGCGCGGCCACTATGTGCGAGTCGGCGGCTCAGTGTCGCCCAACGGCAAACCCGGGGACCCCAACCCGGGTCTGTTTGTTGGTCACGGCATGATCCAGCTCTGTGGATTCGGCCCGGAGATCAACGTGGGCGCCGATCCGAACGTCGTGTTCGCCGCCCCTATAGGGGCGCTTCCTGCAGGGGCCAGTTCGACCCCGCTAGCACCAGCCGTCGCGCCCGGTGGGGCCCCCGCCGCCCCACCTGCGCCACCTGCAGCCGCTCTGGCCCCTGCAGCCCCACCTGCGCCGCCTGCCGGCGTCCAGCCGGCCCCAGGCTTTCTAGCGGGGCCGCCAGCTCCCGCGGCGCCAGAGCCAAAACACGTGGCTCCTGACGGCTCCGTGTGGGCTCGCTCGCAACTGATGACAGCTGGCTACACCGAGGCCCAGATCGCCCAGCTACCGCCCGCCGTATGACACTCCCCGCTTTCGATTTCGAGACCTACAGCTCCGCCGGGTACTATTGGAGCCCGGCGGAGCTGAAGTGGCGATCCGTAGTACGCAGCAATCACGGGCTACCAGCGGTCGGAGCCACTGTCTATACAGAGCATCTAAGTGCCGAGGTGCTCAGCCTTGCGTACAATCTGCAGGACGGCGGCGGCCCCCAACTTTGGATCCCCGAGATGCCGCCGCCGGCTCCGCTGTTCGCGCACATCGCAGCCGGCGGCATCCTGGAAGCGTGGAATTCAATGTTTGAATTTCTCGTCTGGACCAACATCTGCACGCCCCGTATGGGCTGGCCCGTGCTGCCACTTGGGCAGCTGCGTTGCGCAATGTCCAAAGCCCGCACGTACTCGCTGCCTGGAGGCCTGGAAAAAGTCGGGGACATCCTGGACACGCCAGTCAAAAAACTGAAGGACGGCGGACGGCTAATCAATCTCTTCGGCAAACCCCACAGCCCCACCGCGACCCGAAAGACTCTCCGCATCCTACCGCAAGACAGCCCTGCCGACGCGGCCGCCTACTACCAGTACAATCTGCGGGACATCGCAGCGGAAAGCTCCGCATCCAACTTGCTGCCCGAGCTCCCCCCGGAAGAGCTCGACCTGTGGCTATTGGACCAACGCATCAACGCCCACGGGTGCCCGGTGGATCGCGAGAGCCTGCGCGCCTGCACTGCAATTGTTGAGCAGGCAACCGAGCGCTACACAGCCGAACTGCGGGAACTCACCGGAGGCGCGGTTCAAACAGTCGCCGAGCTCAAAAAACTCACGACGTGGCTAGATAGTAACGGAGTGATGCTCGAGAACCTGGAGGCTGAAACAGTACAGGCGGTACTCGACACCCCCGATCCTTTCACAGGGCTACAGAGAAGCGGCAAAGCGATTCGAGTACTGGAGATCCGTTCGATGCTGGCCGCCAGCAGCGTCAAGAAACTGTTCGCCATGAGCCGTATGCTCGGGCGCGATGGGCGGCTTCACGATCTATTCAGCTATTACGGTGCAGACCGGACAGGGCGTTTCACGGGGCGCGGACCGCAACCGCAGAACCTCCCCGGTTCGGGTCCAAAACTTCAGCGCTGCGATTGCCAACGGCACTTCCGTTTCGGGCTACAGCGTTGCCCCTGGTGCGGTTGTGACGCCGGATTCAGCGCTCCAGTTGAGTGGTGCCCCGAAGCGATGCGCGACGCGCTCACGGTCATCCGATCGCATCGTTTAGAGTACGTCGAGCACTTTTTCGGCGAAGCTGTAGGCATAGTGTCGGGGTGCCTGCGGGGTCTATTCGTTGCGGAGCCCGGGCACGACCTCATCAGCTCAGACTATTCTGCAATTGAGGCCGTAGTTCTTGCGATGCTCTCCGGCGAGCAATGGCGCATCGATGTCTTTCGCACGCACGGCAAGATCTACGAAGCCTCCGCAAGCAAAATCACAGGGGTGCCGTTCGAGGAATTCATGGCCTACCGTGAGCGCACGGGACAGCACCATCCGCTGCGTAAGAAGATTGGAAAATACGCCGAGCTGGCGAGCGGGTACCAAGGTTGGCTTGGAGCGTGGAAGAAATTTGGAGCCGGGGCGCATCTGTCGGATGACGAAATCAAGGAGGCCATACTCAAGTGGCGGGAGCAGTCCCCGGCTATTGTCGCCCTTTGGGCTGGGCTCCAATCAGCAGCGCAGGCAGCCGTGCGAAGCCCGGGGCAGTGCTTTGCGTTCCAGGGCATCGCCTACCAGGTGAGCTCCCGTGACGTGCTCCACTGCCAACTGCCGAGCGGGAGGCTACTGTCCTACCACACGCCCCGGATATCCCCCTGGACTCGAAACGGACGGACAGAGCTGCAGCTGACCTACATGGGCTGGAACACGGATAGAACGAAAGGCCCCTATGGCTGGATCCGAATGCCGACCTACGGGGGCAAGCTCGTTGAGAACGTGACGCAAGCTACAGCCCGGGACATCCTCACGCACGCGATGCTCAACGTAGACCGTACCGGCTACCCGATCGTGCTGCACGTACACGATGAAATCGTCACTATGATGCCGAAGGGCCAGGGGTCAGCGCGGGAGTTGGAGTCCCTCATGGATCAGCTCCCCCCGTGGGCTGCAGGCTGGCCCGTGCGTGCGACGGGCGGCTGGCGTGGGCAGCGGTACCGGAAGGACTAGGACCCCGGGGGATGCTCGGTCGGCGAGTTCGCCTTCTGTAACGCCCGGATTTCGAGTTTGCTTTTTCTGTAGCGCTGCACTGCTGCGATCGTGTGGGTCACAATCAGAACCGCGGACAACACGGACCCGAGCAGCGCGCCGAGCTTACCGATCGCATCGGGGATCCATTGCAAGATCTCCCCTATGCTGGCCGCTACTGCGCCTCCGCCTACTAGCCCGGCGATTTTCGGGTCCGTTGTGATCTGGGAAAGGTTCATCTTTGCCACGATATGCAACAAGCGTAGCCCTAGCAAATGCCCGAAACCGTTAGGCTTCCATTTCGGCGTCACGGGCTGCGATATGGTCGTCCCAATCGACGCGCATCGATTCGGAAACAAGCACTCGGATGCGAGCGTGATCTGCTGGCCCGAACCGATACCGCTCGGACCGGTCATCGACGAGCGTGGGCACCTCAGGAAGCGCCTCGGTCAACAGCATCTCAGGCCGCGGCGGGACGCGAGCGTCCCTCTGGAACTGAGCGTAGAGCGCTACGACCCCGTCCCGGTAGGGCCCAAAGGCGGCTGTGTAGTACCCGGCTGCGGCGAGCTCGGCCACGAACTGCGAGGCATTCGCGGCTAGCGCTGCTTTCCACGCAGCCGCATATCGGTTCTTGCCGTCGTGGTTCGTATCCTCCGACAGGAATCGTAGATGCTCGACTACCGCCGTCAATGCGTCCGGGTACGCGCGGAAGCGACACTCGGGCGCCGGAGGATCGAACCATTTCAAGCCGGTGGAAAATAGCTCATTGCACCGATAGTAAGTGTGGCTCCCGGGGTAGGCGGAGCCCGCCTTCAAATGCCCGACGTTGTAGTTGTGGCATTTTTTCCACTGCCCGGTTTCAAGCGCCGACTGAGCCAACAGAAGGCAAAGCACCTCGCGAATCGGCGGCGCACCGGTGACAGCCGTGAACGCCTGCGCGAAGGTGGCGGCGATGTCTACGAACGCCATTGGGGTGTAGGCGGCCGGGACCTCCCTCACGTCCTCAGTGTATACACCGGTCACTGGTGGCAGCTTCACAACACCCCGGGTCTCATGCGCCTCACTGGCTCCTGCCGGAGGCACCCACCGACAGAACCCAAGCAAGCGAGGGTGAGTGTACGCGACTGGGGCGTTATCTTTGTTCCAGCGGCCGCCCCGTTCGTTCGCTCCGAGCGCGATGTAGCCGTCGGCGTCAGCGGTCACGACAGTGTCGATGTGCTTGTTTCCCGATTCGGGAGTGCCTCGCCAGTAGATGGCGGCGTCACCCGGCGCTGGTACGTACAATCCGGCAAGCACATCTGCGATAGTCACCCAGGTACCCGCAGCCACGGCGTCAGCCTGGATCTCCCAAACCCCGGCACGCCAGGGCGGCAATCCCGCCATCCGTGAGCCGTCTTCCACAGAATACGCGCACTGCTCCACAAAGCCGCGCCCAGCGGCACAGAAAGCCATTTGGCGCGTTTCGGTATTCTGCTGGGCCAGCCACTCCCCGAGACCAGGGGAGCCCTCGCGAATGCAGCCCGACAGGTACTCGTCCACGCGAGAGGTAGGGACCGGAGCCCCCTGCCAGGCATCGGCTTCGCGGAGCATCCAGGCGACAAGCGCGCTCATCCGAAAAGCCTCCCCTCCTTCGCACGATCGAGCCGGCGCTGGATCTCCACTTCGAGCAGCCGTTGACCCCGAGCCCTGTGGCCATTGACCTCGTCAGGCTGCCGAATCATATCCCGCACGACCGGGACCACGATGTTCAAGGCGGCTTCCGCCAGTTCACTGGCTAGATTTGTCATGGGGGCGCGCTCCCTTCACAAGCGGCGTAGGCGGCTTGTCGTGCCTGATGGGTCTCTCTGATTTCACGGAGTGCTGGACAGGTCTCCGCGGTATACCCCGCGCACTTGCCCGAAGTCTTGAGCCTCAATAGCTGGGAGTCATACTCTACCTCGAGGTCAACAATCGTGACGCCGTTGCAGCTACCCGCCTCTGGATATTGAGCACCTGGGTCACAACCGAGAGCGAGCAGCACAAGTAGCACGGGCGTTACGCGGTGCTCCTTGCGCCCTCGCGACTTCCCCCCTGCACCCCCGTTGAAATGCAACGGCGAGTCCCTCAAGGCAGCGTGAATACCCATTGAACCGAGGCCCAAGACGCCCGATCCAGCCGCTACGGTTCCTAAAAGCTCCCACCCTCGCAACCCGGAAGTCAATCCCTCTGCAAGCGCAATGGCGGCGCCGGCTACCATCGGCAACAGCCATCGACTACCGTCGGGCACCCATGACCACAGGGCTGCCCGAAGTCGAGGGCGCGATCGAACCGCCTGAATCATGAAAGTCAGCCCGACGGCAAACGAGGCGTACAGCTCTTGGCGATTCAGCGACGACAGCCACTCTAGGGCAGGCTCAACGAACATCGTCCTAGCCTACCACCGGTCGGGACGCGATCCAAGCCGCCTACCTTCCTTGAGGGATTCTGCCGAAAAATGTATCCAGCTCACCCCCCGGGAATGCTACCTCCGGCCAGAACACCACCGCACGAGCTGAGAAGCGCCCACCGGTTCGGGGCGGGAGGACACTAATATCCATAGCTGCTGCGCCCGCGCCGCCAACAACCTTAGAATCATGTACGGTGAACAGCAGATTCTCAGAATTCACGACTTGACCGTGTATCACCTGACCACTGTCTGCGGTCCAGTCCCCTACCCCGGTATCAGCGGTGGTCCCGGAAACAAGACACGCGAGTACGATACCGCCCTCGGTAGCTACTATCTGTACAGGGACCGAAGTATTGTCGCCAGCCCAGCCAACGATTGTAGCCGGGTCAGTTGTCGCAAACGGAGTACCTGTGGCCAGATCTTGACCGGTCAAATCAAACGGACTGGGTGGCGATGTCTGCGCGTTAGTTAGCGTGAACCAAGTTAAGCTGCTTGACTGTGCCCCCGCAGCCCACGTGCCCACCAGCGAACTCGATCCCGCCGGAGGGATGGCTTTGTACTGGCAGTAGATACGTCTATGCCCCTTGTTCGGTGGACGGCTAGCGTGATCTGCAAGTGCCGTCAGTGGACTGCCGTCGAGAGTGAGATTGGATAGGGTGCAGTCATTACCCCCAGAAGCTCGTGATCCTGCAAACACGACGAGTACCACATTCGAGCCCGTCGGTGCTGACGGAGCCACGGCAGCGTTGTTGTCATCGCTAACAACAGAGCCCTGCGCATACAGACTAATGGCCATCAGATCGCCCCCCGGATATGAGCGCCGAACCAGGAGGACCCGTCACCCGCAGGGGGCGCCGGATCAGCGGGGACCAACGCGCCCATGCAAGCTACGGCTCGGGGGGTATCTGGGGCCCCGAAGATCCAACGCATTGCATGACTAGCGGGATTCGGGACCTCCCGATAGCCCTCTGCGGTGAGGTGATCGCCAGGGGTCTGTAGCCACACGTTGACCGCGCCGAACGCAGGCGTGGCTACACCCCCCGCGCCATGCGCCCCGACGACCCCGATGAGCAGAGGATCATCCACCGTGGTCGTTTTGTTGATCGTTATCATGCTGTCCGCAGGCTCCTCGGATACAGTGACTCCCGCGCCATCCCACGGCGTGCTTTGTTGCACCCCGGCAACCAGGGCCACCCCGGCAGCGTACCTAGTGACGCCACCACCGGGGGCAAACGCCACATCGTGGGAGTCGGTATCCTCCGGGAGGTCCGCCTCCAGCCAGTACCACAAGCCTCCCCATGTAAGGTAGGGGTTGGGGTCCGACTCATCCTTGACGTACAGCGTGCCGGGCACCCCGTCGTACGTCGGCGTGCCCATGGTTGGCACACCGCTGGCGGTCAGCGCATAGGCCGCGACGAGGCACCGGTTAGCCGCCGATACCAGCGCGAAAGGAAGCGTCAGCGGGGACGTGCCGTCCACGCCCCCGCTCGTCGAGGCTATCACGCTGGGGTTGGTTGCCATGGCTCAGGGCATATCCGCGAACTGCAACCAGGACTCAGTGCCGCTGTAGTAGATGTTGGCGAAAGTGACTTGGTCTACAGCCGTGCCGAATGTGCCTCGTGCGCCGTGGGTAATCGCGCTCGTAGCGAGACTAAATCCTCCTGCGCCCCCCTGCGTAACTCTCAATTGATAGTGCCCGACTTTCCGAGTCCCCTTTGGCCAGACGATCGCATTCATGTCCGAGTTAGCGGTGAGCTCCACTGCCTGAAAGCGGCCGCTATCTCCGAACGGTACCGTGAAATTCCCTGAGGCGGTGCCGAGGTCGTTCTCTTCCGGGTTGTCCGCGAAGATGAGTTCCCCCGCGCTCACCCCGTACCGATAGCCATCCGTAGTGTACGTATCCGAGAACGTATTCCCGTCAACCGTCGCACGCACGTGATCCCCGTTCAGGTTCAGCCCGAAACGTTGATCGCTTGTAGGCGTGTCGTCGGGGGCCCAGAAAGCGTTGCCCTTCACCTCCGCCTCTAAAAAGACATCAGGAGGCGTAGTGTCCTTCACGCAATATATCGCCGGGCCACTACCTCCGAGGTAATTCGCGGAGAAGATGTTGCCTTGGATATAGATCCGCCCCACCGCATCGAGGCTGCTGGAGTCATCGAGAGCTACGCCGAACGTCGTGCTCTTTTCGATCACGTTCTGCGCTACGTTGATGAGGTCCCCTCCCTCAACGAGGATACCCTGGTCATTAAAGGACAGGGTGTTCCCCTGGATCGTGTCGCGGTAGTTACTCTGCGCAGTCCCTCCGAGGCACCGCACAGCAGCGCGCCGACAGTCCCGAATGATGTTGCCTTGGACAAGCGCATCCTCTGCGCCCGCAAGCACGATGGCCCCAAGAAAAGCCGCAGTGGTGCCGCACGTCTTCAGCGTGTTGCTCTCGACTATTGGGGATGAAGCCGCGCCCGCAACAGTGCCGTCACCGACACGGATGCCGGCACTACCGTCAGGTATCTGCTCGATCCTGTTGCCGCTGACCACCCACTGCGGACCCCGAATCGTGACGCCGTCGCCCAGGGTGTACCCGATGTACGAATCCTGAATCGTCACCAAACCGGCACCGGGTGCGCCTTCAACCCCCGCGCCTGCGGCGGTTGGTATGTGCTGCGTCCCGAGAGTACAGTCACGAATGACGACGGGGCCTAGCTCACTGACCACAACACTAGTGCCTGCATTCTGCGTGGCCACACATCGGTCTAGCGTCGTCCCGGGCGAGTCCTTCACTAGAATCGCCGCCGTCAACGGGTTCGCACCGTCAACCCCGCCGCTAGTAATCCACTTGACCGTGGTCTCCCGGATAGAAACGTCATGCGATTCGTTCACCTCGATCCCGCTGAAGCGTTCCGCAAGCACGCTCGGGTCCTCATACGTGTGGCCGTGTACGAAACCACCGAATACGCCCACCCGATAGCACTCCGAAATTCGGATCATCGTGAACACAGGGATCGCTGGGTTCCGGTATAGGTACCCGGCGATCTGAATTCTAACATCAGCGGCGTTGTCCAAAAGAAGCGTCTCGCCGATGAGCGAATTGTTCTCTAGGACCACTTGCTTTTGAGCCAGCAGCATCGCGTTGATAGCGGGCCCATCGTTTGTGCCGGCACCCCCGGACTGGTCGCACTTCGCGCCATACTGCTTGGAGGACACAGGGCGTCCGAACGTCATCAGCACCGCAATGTCCCCAGTGCCCATGGTGCGGTTGCCGTAGGCGTCCACCACATCGCCGTCAGTAGCCGCCTGCGCCGCCGTCTTCACCTGGTACACGCCGGCGCCACCGTCGCCCGCGGCATGGTAGCCCCGGGTCGCCACGATGTGCCCGGCAGGCAGCTTCGCCTGCAGCAGCTCCGTTACGGTAGGCACTGACGCAATGAGGCCGCGCAGGAGCTGGGAGGCGCCCACTTTCTCAGAGACACCCGAGGGAGTCAAAGCTGATGCCTGTGCAATCGCCTGATACAGGCCCCACAGGTCATTTAGTCCCTGCTGCTCCCAGGGTGTGCCTGTGCCGTCCCCCGGCGTAGTGACGTTCTTCGCTTGCCCTTGGGGGTACTCCGGCGAAGGCGGAGTGATTTTTCCGGTAAACGCTGGGTTCGTGCTTGGATTGATCATTTCAGCTGTACTCCACTAGCATTCCTAGCCATTGCTGGGCCGGGCAAATCTGTAGGCAAAGCGCCTCGAACTCATCTTGACTCACAGCAGACACCGTAGCCAAATCTGGGAAAGTCTCGCCCCCGAGGTACAAAAAATAGGGCCACGCCGCCGGGTCTACCGGGATGTAGTACTGCGCTGGCCGGGAGGAAAATCCTAGATGGTTCCCGCACTGCGCCTCTGGCTCCCCGCATTGCGCTAGCGGCTCGCCGCAGAGCACCACGAAGCCTGGGAAAGAAGTCTCAATCTTGTTGACCAACAGATACCCGCGAGGCGCCCCCGCAGGAGCGTTCCCACACTGCGCCTCCGACTCCCCACATTGCGCTAGCGGCTCGCCGCACTGCACAAACGATGCTGCTGGTACGCTGCTGTCATCCAGGTAATCAAAGGGATTCCGTGGGGTAGCAGCCGCTTTGACACCGAGCGGGGGCTCTGTCCCCGGCACCCACCACTCGTGCACGTAGACATCGAAACCGCGAGCTTGCAACGTGTCCTGTATGTACTTTGGGTCCTGGCCGCCCTTCGCTTTCCACCGAGCGTCCAAACGATCCCGACGGTCCTGCTCAGTCGCAGCAGCCCACGTCAGCGCGAAGCTCTGCTCCCACTCGTCAAGCTCCCGTGTTGTCTGAGGAAAAACATCCGCCCAGATTTCGTCTACGAAATCCCGCGCATCCGAAGGCATCGTCGAGAGGCCGTCGAAAAACCGGCGTAGCGGGGTGCCTACAACGAGGCGCCACGCTTCAGCGCGGGGCAGTAGGTGCTTGAAGACCCGTAGAAACATCACAGGTAAACCAGTTGGTCGAGCTTGGCTTTCTCGCCTTCGGCAAGCGAATAGATGGCAGTCTCCACGGAGTCCTTCAGGAGCGTGGCCGTTGTGAATACCCCGCCAGCCGCGCTCACTATATCCGCAACGATGCCTCCGACTGCAGACTGCGTGACCCGATCGAGCCGAGGCGGCACCGACAGGCCCGGGATGTAGGGCTCCGCCACTAGGAAATACTCTGTGACCGCCTCTAGTAGGGCCGCTTGGACCGCCACCGGATCCGGCACGTCAAGCCCTACGACCCGGACATCAAATGAGGCCCGGGTAATCGCCAAGGCGTTTGGCAGTGCGTTTGCCGGGCGTCGCTCCGCAAGCCCCGTCAGGTTGTAATGGATCGAGTCCAGAACTTGCTGTAGCTGCGCCCCCGTGGGGATTCCATCGGGGCTGCCCGAACTCGCCGGCGTAGCCTCCACGTAGGTATCTACCTGCCCTGGGAAACCGGTGTAGACGTACGCTTTGACGATGCCTGACACCTTCCGCGCCCAGATGCGGTAGTCTGCATAGGCTCCCCCCTGGGGCGGCGTCTGCATCAGGTCGATGGATCGATCTCGATAGACCTCCCAGTCCTCCGCATCAGCGCCCTGCACCACCGTGGAGAGCACTTCCGCCTCGCGCGCTACATTGGCAACAGGGCCCACAAAAGTCAGCTTGGCTCCAATCTCTAGGTTACCTACGACCCCTGCGCCGGTGCCTCCTGCCGAATCAGATGCGGCAATGATTTGAACCTCTACGGTAGCCGCGTCCAGAGGCACCGCGATCAACGTGGTGTATGTGACCTGGGATGCGGAGCTGACGAGCTGGCTGCCCGCCGCCAAAGCCCCCGTCTGCGTCTCCACCGACACTTCGATCACATGCTGCGCGTTTGTCGCCGCCTGAGGCTCACCTGCGCCGAACAGTTTACCCCACTCCACCACCGGGATCAGGGTCCTACTGCCGATCGTGGTCTCCTGGGTGCTCGCATAACGCACGAACAGCTGCAGGAACATGAAGCCGGCGTACTTGTAGACCAGGATGAACACACCCGCGAGTGCAGACGCGAGCACACGAAGGAAAGCTTTTGGCAGCAAGGACAACGTCTGGTTTAGCTTCGCCTCTAGCTGCGCTAGCAGGTTGTCCCGGATCTCTTCAATCGACGGAGTCTGCAGGCTCATGCCGCCCCCCAGTTTTCTAGGTAACGCAGACTCAAGTTGCCCGCGGTTGCACTGATCTCGAGGTCAATCTGCACTCTCCTGGGCGCAGGCATTAGCACCAGCACGCCCACCGCCTCTGCTGCGCCGGCGCGTACCATCCAAGCAAGATCGCGACGCGCGGCATTCTCAACCCGCAGGAGATTTCCAGTCGTCGCCGGTAGACCCCTCAGTACCGCTTGCACCTCGCTGCGATAGCGTTTCTCCGGCACGCGCTCAATCAAATTGCCCCACCAGCTGAAGGTCTCATCAGCGCCCCCGGGGTCATCCCTGTTCCCGCCAAAAAGAGACAAATAGGCCGCAGTCTCAAGGCCCCCGGACATCACGACCAACCCCTGCTCCAGGGTGATGTCCCCGCCATCCAGCGTTTGCTGCAGCCGCACGTCGCCCTGCTGGTCGAGTAGCGTGGTCATGGCGGCGGCGGCCCAATGGGCGGTCCTGAAGGCGACCCAGGGATGGCGCTTATGTGTACATGCGTCGACACTTCTAGCGCCCCAACTATGAGGCTCGTTGTACCTTCGACAGTTGTCCCTTTGATAGTCGCGCCCTCAATGGTGCCGGTAGCAGACGTGATGTCTCCCGGCGCCGTCACGTTGCCCGTCGGGTCGATTCGAAAACCGTTGAGGTCGATCGTGCCTCCAGACTCAAGTGTGATCGCGCCTCCCCCATTGCTCACGACAACTGAGCCATCGCCCTTCGTCCAGACTGAGCACACCGGGGAACCGTCCGGCGCGCGCCCGTACAGTTGCTGTTCGCCCGGCCCAGCCTGCCCGACATTCTTCGGGTCCAGCTGGGCCACGCCTACGAAACCGCCGAGGCGGGAACTCACCGGCAGAAGCGCAAGGCTGTCTCCCGCAAGGGGCACCGCGTCGAACCCAGGCGCACAGAAGAACTCAACCGTAGCCGTCGCGTTCGCGCCCGTATCGCACTTGACCTCTAACAGCGAGACACCGTCCCGGACCACGCGCTCCGTAGACAGGACTGTGGCTACTGCACCCACGGGAGCACCTCGGGGATATTGGACGCAAACGCCGCCGGCAACACAAGTGTTAACTCGGCTTTTGTTTCGGACTCACTCCGCGACAGCTGTACGCGACGGATCAACAATTCAACCGTATCGTACACCATGTTCCCAGGAGCGAATAGGCTGACGGTTGTATTTGGTGACCACAGGGCTCCAGACGGATCACGCCAGCCGGCAACGGACGCCGTGAAAGAGGCGAGCTCCCCGAACATCTGCCCCATCCGCGCCAGGACCGCTTCCTGCAACGTCCCGTCCTCACTCTTGACCTCAATGGTCAGAGGCCGCACGACGTTAGGTAGCCACGGATTGTGAACGGTGAACGTCTCTCCCGTCTTGCCTGCCTTCGATGCCTCAACTCCGCTGATCGAGCTATAGTACGCCTGAGGTCTGAAGGTCGCCTTTAACCCGGTGAGCGGCGGGGCACCCTCCTGGAGGTACCCTACCGGAGCCCCAGGACGTGCAGCGACACGCAGCGCCAGCTCACCCCGGGCCGTACTCCCCAGCACGACGCCTCGTTGCTTCGCGAGCTCCACCAGGAAGGCCCAGGGTGCGTCTGTGGGCTTCATGGCCACGCGGCTAAACGGGCTCCCTAGGTCAGCCTCAACAGCGACGCCCAGGCCAAACGGTTCGCACAGCCGCTCCGCGATCTCCTGCAAGCCCACCCCATTGAACTCGAGTGGAAACGCACTGACGGGCATCGTGCAGTCCTGCAGGACGCCAGGACGACCGTACCCGCTAACCTGCACTGTCCGCGACTCCTCAGTCCACTCAGGGCTCGGGAGTACAGCTACGCCGGTGAAGAGCGGTTGACCCCCGATTAGAACACCCAACGGACGGAACCGACCAGGCATGAAGACCTCCCGAAAATTGAGGTCCCCGGAGTCAAACGGAGCCAACAGAGCGATCGTGTCTATGCCGTCAAGCTCCCGGGTGATGGAGTACTCGCTCCAGTATCGAAACCGCTGACCCCCAACCGTGATACTCACTGCGTCCGGGTCCTCATCGAGCGCGCCCCCCGCGCTGTCCTGGGGGGCCCCCGGATCCGACGGGATGACTACCTCAGTGCCCGGGACAAGGGGTTCAAATACTCCAGGATTTGCTCGTGCGATTCGCCCGGCGCCACGCTCCGTGCCGTACTCCTGCCGCGCGAGACTCTCGAAAGTGTCCCCCGCCGTAACGATCGCGCTAACGGTAGTAGACAATCGCCCTACCTCTCGGGAGCTCAAGTAACTCAGAGCCGCTCAGGTTGTTAGCCTCAGCTAGCGCGTCCAACGTCTCGTCGCTCACACTGCCGAGTAGCTCCGCAGCCACATCAATAGTAGTCCGCCGCCGATCGAGCACGAGCCGGCGCTCCCGTTTCAGAGAGAAGGAAACCTGAACCAGGAAACCAGCAACAAGGGCCACCACCTTCTGAAGCTGCTGATACGCTGCGCCAGTATCGATCACCCCCAGGGCCACGCGCTGCGTGTCCTGCCACCCGACGGTGTCTGCGAGAACTTCCAGTAAACCCTCCGCAGCTAACAGCGCTTGCGTCCGTGTTTCAAACTGCGCGTTGACGGTGGCCAGCGCGTACCCGGAAACCGCCGCCTGGGCAAACAGCCCCTGCAGCTGGAACGCGTTCTCACTCCCGGGGGCGTCCGCGCCTATGAACTCCGAGACTAACGCGCCGTAGGCCTCTACCCGGGACGCGATCGAAGCCGCCCGAGCCCGAGCCGGGGCCTGCACAAGCAACGTGGTCTGCCTAGCTAGCACCTTCGGGCTCGTGATGAGCGCGGCTACTCCAAGAGCCAGGGAGGAGTTGATCGCATCAAACTGCAGCCGCACATCCTCCTGTGCCGCGGCCAAAGGCTGCAACGCTAGGGACACCTGCTCCCGGAGCAATGTGTACTCAGCAGCCAACACCGCACGCTGGACGGCCCGGCTCGTATCTACCGCGCTCTCAAACTCTAAAGCCGCGGCGGTATTATACTCGCCCAGGCTGACAAGGATCGCGTCACTTGTGAATACGTCCGACTCTGGAAAATCCAGACCAATCGTACTGAAGAACGTAACCTCAAAAACTGTCTGGTTAGCCCCCGTCTTCAAGTCGTTCCGCTCGCCCCACCCTCCGACAGGAACCACGTCAAGCGGCCCCCACACGGGGTGATCGAGCACCCCAACACCCGTTGTGTCTAGCGAGTCCGTGAACGCCTCCGCGTCAAAGTCGTGGTCCTCTCCGTGAAAGAAAATGAGCATCGGGTACTGGCGCCCGCGATGCCCGTTGGACTGTACGTACGTCCCGTCCACATCAGGAAAATTGAAAGCTGTGGTCCGGTTGTGCCCGGTGCGCTCTAAGTCCTCATAGCTGAACTCAGTTCGCGCGCCCTTCGGGCTTGTGTACGCAGCTGGCCCAATACGATCTACCCAGGACATCAGAACCCCCCTGACGGTTGCAGCGTGACACCCGGGGCAAGACCACGCGGGGCTGAGGCTCGCCCGGTACGATCCGAAATCACAACCTCACTCGTGCTGGTCGTAGAAGTGCGGCTTTCATTGATGCTCTTGCTCGTTCGCGACGCGGGGGTCTGTACGTTCGGGCCGGGCTCCCCGCCCTCGTCGCCCCCAAGACCGAGAAATCCGGTGACCTTGCCGACCGCCTTTTGAACCGTCGCCACCTTAGACATCACTTTGTCAATGATGCTCTGAACGAAAGCCAGCGCGCTATTGAAAGCGGACTTCACCCCGCCAACAACCGAGTCCCACAGTCCGGAGAAAAACCCGGGAATCCCTTCCCAGATCGCAACAATCGAATCCCACGCCCACTGGAAGATCCCGATATAAGCGTCGATATACGCTTGGACACCTGCTTTCAACATCTCCCAAAGGCCTTCGAAGAATCCAGGGATACCCTCCCAAACAGCAACGATCGAATCCCACGCCCACTGGAAGATCCCGATATAAGCGTCGATGTACGCTTGGACACCTACTTTCAACAGCTCCCAAAGGCCTTCGAAGAATCCAGGGATACCCTCCCAAACAGCAACGATCGAATCCCACGCCCACTGGAAAAACTCCGTGATCGCATCCCATGCGTCAGACGCGAGCGTCTTGATGCCTCCCCAGATAGCCGCGAAGATCTGGGGCGCGCGCCGCCACAGCTCAAAGATGACCACAAACGGCGCGACCAAAATCAGGATCAAGCCATCGATCGCTGCCTGGAAGACGGCTTTGATGCCCTCCCATAGACCAGAGAAAAACCCAGGAATCCCTTCCCAGATGCCAACAAAGAAGGCCTTCGTGCCTTCCCAGAGCCCGATGAAAAAGTCAGCGATCCCCTGCCAGGTATCGACAAAGAAAGCCCTCGTGCTCTCCCAGAGCCACACCAGGAACCCACCGAAAACGACGAGACCTCCCTCAATCGATTTCCAAATGCCTGCGAAGAACTGCTTAATAGGCCCCCAGTTCTGATAGATAGCAACCGCTGCCGCGACTACAACCGCGATCAACGCGATGACCGCTAGGGTAATCAACACTGCTGGGTTGGCCGCCATGGCAAGATTCACGGCAATCATCACCCCGGTGAAAATCTTCAGTCCGACAACAAGCGCAGCGATCACCCCAACAGTGATCGCGAGCGGCTTACGCCATTTCACGAGAAACGCGATCGCGCCTCCCACCTGCCTCAGGAAATCCCCGAGGTCTGTGGCAATCACATCTTTGTTCGCACGAACCCACGCAGTAGCGGAGTCAATCGCCTCCTTCATGGGGCCTTGTGTCTGCTTGAACAGCGAGATGCTCACGCCCTCAACCGCAGACTTTAGCGAGTTAAGGCTGCCCTGCGTCGTACCTCGCATGGTGTCCGCCATGGCCTTAGCGGCGCCCCCGGAGTTCTCAAGTTGCTTGCGGTACGCCCGCAGATTCTCTTCACCGCTAGCAAGCAGCACGTTAACCCCTGCAATCGCCCGCTTGCCAAAAATTGCATCTAACGAAGCCCCACGATCAGCCGTGCCCTTGCTCTTCAAGGCCGCCTTGAGCTCACCGAGAATCGTGATCGAATCCCGCATGTTGCCGTCCTGGTCCTTCGCCACAATCCCCAACCGCCGAAGCTCCTTTGCCGCTTTCGCAGTGGGCGCTTGCAACGCCACAAACATCGTCTTGAGCGTCGTGCCTGCCTTGCTCCCTTTGATGCCGGCGTTCGCCATGGTCCCCGCCAAGGCACCAAAGGTCTCGATTGACGCGCCCGCCGCTGTGGCCACAGGGCCGCCGTCTTTGACCGCCTCGAACATCGCCTCAATCGTGGTGTTCGCAGTGGTCGCGGTTTTTGCGAGCACGTCATTGACCCGAGCTAGGTTCTTTACCCCCTGCACTGGGTCTTTCGTCGCGAGTCCGAAAGCGCCCATTGAGTCGGTGGCGATGTCCGTCGCAACGCCTAGATCGACCTGCGCTGCGGTCGCCAGATCGACGACGCCCGGTAACGCGCCGATCGCCATCTTCGCATCGAAGCCCGCCATCGCCAGGAAATTCAGCCCTTCCGCGGCCTGAGTGGCGGAGAACTCAGTTTCCGACCCTACGGTTTCTGCCGCCGCGCTCAGCTCGGCGAAGGCCTTCGTTCCCTTCCTGATGTTCCCCGGGAACTTCGCGGCGGCATTGGTCAGCGTCTGCTCAAAGGCCATACCTACCTGCGTAACCTTGGCCATCACAACCGCGAGCCCGGTAAGCGCACCGGCAGCCAGGAGCGCCCCCCGCTTCGCGATCCCCCCGAACTTTCCGACCCCCCGATTGAGGCTCCTAAGCCTCCTGCTCATAATACGTGTTGAGCTGCCAACGCGGTTCTGCATTCGCCGCATCGGCGCGGAGACGCGATCGATCCCCTTGAATATGGCTTCAACTTTGAACCGATTAGCCATACACGCTACGACTTCCGGGACTTAGTGCTTTCGATCAAGTCCCGATGTAGGCCCCTGTAGAAAAACCGGATCTCATGAGCCCGAAGGGTGCGGGGGTCGGGTAAAGAATGGTAGTCCGCACAGACTTGCAGGAGCATCTCTGTGTAGACCGCGAGCATTGTGTGCCTTTCGTTCCCTTCACGGTCTTTGGGTAGCTGGCACAGCTCGCCGTGCCTGACCAGGCGCGCCGCTACCCTCCCAGAAAAACCTGTGCCACCGCGCGGCAAAACGCTGCGTCGGAACTTGCCAGCCCAGCAAACACCTTCTGCTCGACCTCGCACACGTCGCCGAGCACAGCATAGAGCTTTGCTACGTTCTTTCCTTCCTTGTGGCGATCGGTCGCGATTAGAGTCGCACCGGTCTGCTCGCGGAAAGTAATCGGATCCTTGTGCCTGCTCTTCCTACGCTGCGGGGTGAAGACAAGCTCCCCCTCGTCATTGACGACAGCGTGGCTCCGCTGCAACGCACGGACGATGCGCCCTCGTTCGACGGCAAGACCCTTACGGTCATCTTCGTCCATGTCCGCAAGGTCAAGGTCGAGGCCCATGGCCTCGGTCCAACGATCAAACTCTTCCTCCGCGACCGCGCGGGCGACGATAGCCCCCTTCACGCCGTCAAGATTTCTCTCCGAAGGGGGCTCTGCTTTCTTAGGTACTCGTTCCGACATTGCGCGTTTCCTTCAGTTGCGCCGCGGCAGCGGCGGTAGCTGCAAGCCCTAGGCCTGCCGAGTAAAGGTCCCGGTGCCTTCAAGAGTGATCGCAGTAGCCCCGGACTGAGAAGACGTCTGGATCTCACCGGTGATCATCGCGCGCCCCTGATAGGAGATGCCGCTTGCATACGTCACTACGATGGGGAAAAAGTCCTTGAGATCCGCAAGGTCCTGCAGAAACTCCTGGTCGTCCCGGGCATCATCGGTGCTGACCATAAACTCCCCAAGCTTCGGCGCCACTCGGGTCTTGATGATCCGTGAGGTGCCGTCTCCGTTGGCCTGCACCTCGTTCTCAAAGCCTCCCAGTTTCCGTTGCGCCTCCGTGTCTGCGGTGACCGGAAAGATCCGGCTCTTAAGGGTCAGGGACTCGATACTTCCTGCAGTAGTCATGGTTCAACCTCCTATCAGGTGCCGACGTGGAAACCGAAGAGCACGTCTACGGAAATGATACCTGTGTTTCCCGATAGCTTGACGGGAACCACGAGCTCAAGGCGCCGCGGATTCGCGCCCAGCTCCGCCCGGATTAGCGGGATGGTAGACTCCACGTTCGTCAACACGGCGTCGAGGCCCAAATCCTCAACCACTGCGGTGGCCGCCGAACGAGCGCCCTTAGGCTGCTTTGCGGTAGGGTTCGTCGTTATGTCGCCGTCTGCCAAGAGCGGTGCACCCTTCCACTCCGGCTGCTCAAATTCCAAACCCAGATTGAACAGCACCTGCTGCAGCTTCACGATATTGACCACGAACTGATACGCCGGCAGCGGGTCTCCCGTTGGGTGGTAGTACGTCACTACATCACCCAACGCGACCCGATCGTCTTCCACCGTGATCGTCGAGCTACCTTTCGTCACAGCCTCATTCCGCTTCGGGTAGTCCCACTGGTCCGCATCAGGGCCGGGACGTAACCCTGTAGCTACCTGACCGAGATAGTCATGCGGCGGGTTCGTATTGGCCATTTTGATGACCTTAGCGAACTCACGGGCGGCAACCCTGAACGGGAGATCCGTGGACGCGGGCGCCACGAGCTGTGCGTTGACCCGGTCAGTTTTGCGCGTCTCCGGAACCGCTGTAGCCGCGGCCACCGTAGCCGCCACGTTACCGATGAACGCAACGAAAGGCTTTCGAACCAGAGCTCCCCATCGAGCCTCCCCGGCCACGCTGACCTGGTCCAGCATCGCAGTGTCCTCACCATCCAGCAGATTGAGCAGCATCGTATACCAGACGTTGCCCATGGCATCCAACGCCGGTTGGATATCCGGGTCGGCTGCGCCCGCAGTATCCACCGCAAACGTGAAAATGTTCCCCTGAAGATCGCCCTCAACCTCAACGGTCAGGGCGCTGCCAGAAACTCCCTTCCACTTCAGGGTGAGCACTACCTTTCCCGTGCCATCAGTGGGGACTACTGGCATTTCGGGAACCGCAGTAATCGCCGGAATCACGAGCGCGACAATCTCCGCCGGAGTAGAGGTCGCCGGCACGACAAACTGCTTGGACAGAATGCCTCCGACACGGAGCCGCAGCGTAGCCGTCGCGGTACCAGCCCCACTCGGCGTAAAATCGAAGACCGCGGCGATTCCCGAACCGTGCGCCTGCAACGGATAGAACCACGCGGGGATGGTCCCTAGGCCGTCCCCGTCCGCCGGGAAAAGCTCCACAGCGCTGAGATGCAATGGCGACCCAAAGCCGACGCGGTTGCCCACGTCCACCGCAGACGACGCCTGGAACTTCGCGGACGCATAGCTGGCGGCTTCATTTCCCTGGCCGACAACGTACCCGATCTGGGGGAGCCGCACGGCAGACCCCGTCCCAAAATTCTGGTAGGCAACACTGATGCCTAGGACCGACGCTACGGCGGATGGATCGACTGCTGTGGAAATTGTCATGATGCCTTACCTTCAAGTAGCGGGAAATTCTGCCTCTAACAAAAGCTGTCCAGTAACGGTAGACTCTGTGACCCGAAGAAATACAGCTTCAAGGACCTCACCTGGGATCTGAGCAGCCCCCTCAAGATAGTCTACACGTAGCGGGAACCGAAGCGCTGAAACGCGCGTAACAGGGCGCCCGCCCTGGTCAGGCTGAAGCGTCTGCACGTCACCAGGCCATCGACGCCCCACCAGCCCACGAAGTCCGAGGTAGGTATACTCAGCAGCCATCAAGATATTTCGTACGAGCCGAAAGCAGCGCTGAGCCTCTAGCGCCGCGGCCTGGTCCGCCGTCAACTGGCCACCCCCGGCGACACTACGTGCCACCCCATAGCCGTAGCAATCAACGTTGAACACACCACGCGCCTGCTGCTGCTCTACGACGTTCCCTTGGCTCTGATCGAAACCTTCCGAATCAAACCATACGTTAACGATCGGAGCCATCACCGCGGGCTGCTCGCCCAGGTAGTCCTCCCACGGAAGCGAACGCTCGCGAAAGACGAGCAAACGCCACAGTTCCGGATCCTGCGGGGGCACGAACCCGGGGGCAAGGGCCATCTGGCTAGCAGACTCGCCTACAAGGATCCCTGCAATCTGATCTCTCACCAGTTCGAAGGTGTCGAACTTCTTGATCAGGTCGCTAATCACGGAACGTAGTTCCCCAGCAAGCAGACGACCATGCCGATTGCAGAGTCCGGCGCGGACTCATCGACCCGGAACGTATAAGCCTCGCCCTCGATGTCATCGAACTGCACGACCCAAGGTTTGACATTCTCGTCCGCAATCGCTCTAGGGCGCCCAAGGCCTGCAGCGTCCAGGTCTTGCATAGTGAGCGCCACGGACGCTTGACGGCCCGTCACCAGCTGCCCGGTGTCCGGGTCAACGGCGAGGGCGATGTCCGTCGAAAGGCCCACCAGCTCAGCGGAGGCACCATCTGGATTGGTGACTGTGACAGGCCACCCGAAACCGCCCGTAACGTCATTGACGATCGCGTGCATGTCGCTCCGAGCGGCCTGCCTCAGATTCATCCGGCGACGACCTTCCCGTCCTTGACCAGCTTCTCCAAAGCCTTGAGGCCGACGGCTGGATCCCTATGCAGCTTCACGGGGGTGACCTCGTCGTCCGCCTTCAGCAGCCCCGCCGCACATGTGATCGCGCAGCCCAGCGCGACAAAGTGCTTGCCCTTGCGAGCCTTCTTACGCTCGACCGCCGCTGCCTCCGCAGCTTTTTCGTCTACCTTCAGGCGCGCCGCTTTCGCATCTACTGCCGCTTGCGCGGACGAAACCTCTACATCTTTCGCCATGCTCTGACTCCTAGATCTCAGAGGCCCGACAACCTCTGCTTGCTGACCGAATTCTGCGGGAGCCCTAGACGCCGGTGTTCAGGGATCCGAAAGTGTCGATCGCTACTGGGATGAGTAGCGGACGACAGTCCACGCTGACGCTGAGGTGTCTACCGTCAGGGGTAAACCAGACGTTCACGTGCAGATCGATACCCTGCCCGGGTAGCGAAATGCGGCGGGGTAGTGACGGGATCACCTCCGTACTCTGGGCCCCGAACTCCCGCCCGATGTTCGGAACATCGCCGAAGGTGGCGTCGAGCCGACCAGTAGCAGCCCGCACCGTAACCTGGTCTTCAGCCAGAAACGGATGGGATACCCCGGTCTGCGGATGCTTGTAGCGGCCGTCGTAGCCCCAGCACTCCAGCTTGTAGTTACCGATATCGACGTAGCCCTTCAGGGTCGCGCCGTCGCCGTTGAGAGCCGTAGGGTTCACCTCCCCGAGCACAGCGCGCCGGGTGTCCAACTGCTGCCGCACGGCTTCACTCTTCATGAAGTTGTCCCACGACCTGGCGCCGAACAGCCCCACCGCGGGCGGCTTTTTGCCGTCGGTGCGAACTTGGGTCATCAGGGCACCGAGATCTGCGAGCGGGACAGCCGTTTCCTCATCCCAATCGATCGCCGCGTCCGGGAAGTGTGAGGCCTTCGGACTGTAGTCGATCGAATACAGGACATTCCCGTTCTGATCGGGCAGCTCAACCGTGCCTGTCTGCAGCACCTGCGATGCCTGCCACTCGATGGCCCGGCTGATTTTCTTCTGGATCTTCAGCACCGTGGACTGAATCCGTTTGATGGCGTCCGCCCGGAACTGAGGATCCTCAAGCGGGCTCCGCCCGGGCATGCGCTCCATCAGCTTGAACGAATCCAACGTGACCGCCTCGCTGTACGCGGGGGCCTCAAACTCCTTTGAGGTGAACTGGTCCGAGGTGTTCCACCGATGCCCCGTAGCCATATCTGTGATGACTACAGCCACGTCCTCATCATCGCGCTCGATGTCGATCTCGACCTTCTTGGTCTTGTAGAGAGTGACCTTCGAGAACATCTTCGCCAGAAACAGAGGGGCCTCTGCGTCCTGCGAGAACATGTCGAGCATCTTCTTTGTTGCGGTGTTGCTCATAGTGCTGTGCTTTCCTCTAGATCGCGGCGGCCGCCTACTGGTTGTCCAGGTAGCTCAGGTCCTGCGCGGAAACGACCACGATTCCATAGTTCCGCAGCATGTCCCAATGCGCTTTGGTCAAGTTGCTTGCGTCGCCATCAGCATCGACGACGAGGCGCTCCGCTTGGACCTCGCCCTCAACGAGGGCCCGAATCTGCTCGTCGCCTGCACCAGCGGCCGTGACCGGGTAGTCCACGACGGCCTTCGGGATCCCGTTTTCATTCGTGGAGCCGCCGATCACAAAGAGCACCAGCTTCAGGGACACCGAATCGCGCGCCAGAATCGTCCCGGCAAGCACCGTAACTGCACCAGCGAACACCAGCGCGTTGTCCTCGTACCGACCAGCCCGGCGAGTTACGCCGCCAACATCGTTATTTGTGATGACTGGGTCACCCATTGAGCTGCCCACCTCTCTGCTGTTCCAGGAGAGCAACAGCTTGATCGTCTACATCAGGAGTTTCGGCGGACGAATTCGCCGCACCTCCGGTTGCCACCGCAGCGGTGGAATCCTCTGCTACACGCGTAGCGGCGCGAGACTTGTTGACACTAGCCGACAGATACTTCGCGGTCAGCTCTTGCGTCATCGATGTTCCCTCACGCACAGCAGCGATAGCGGTGTCCAACGCACCGCAGCTCTGCCCGAGCGTCAGGTGCGCCAGAACACGATCCCGCTCACAGGCCACGCCCTCTACCCTGGCTGCTGCATATGCCCCGGGGTGCTGTGCCTTCAACGCTTCGAGAGTCAGTAGCATTTGATTCTCCATGCCTCCGGCTGTGGAGGTCTTGGGCTTCTTCTCCCTACCGCGGGAGGCCGGCACGTCATTGGCGACGCTGTCGATCATACCCACGGACAACGCTTCGTCAGCCAGGACAACAGCGCCCTGCCCGAACTTTGCGTTGACATCCTTGACCGTGGTGCCTCGCCCGTCAGCGATGGCCCCGGCGAACAGCGCGTGGAGAGCGTCCAGCTCCTCGCGCACCACGGCTTTACCCTCGTCCGAGGTGAGATCGGGCCTTTTCTTCGGCGCCTCCGTGGACGCAATCTCAACCACTTCCTCCTGCACCCAAAAGGAAATCGCCACCCCAACGCTGCCTATTCGCGTTGCTCTATTCAGCGCCACAACGTCATCTGCCTGTGACGCCAAGCCGTACGCCGCCGAGGCCCCCAACGATTGAATCGTAGCCCGAGTAGGTTTAGCCGTACTCCCCACAGCTGCCATCGCCTCGAACAGCCCGGCGGTCTGACCCCCAGGCGAGTCTATGACGAGCTCTATGTCGTCAACCTCAGGGTTTGCATCAGCGCTCTGAAGAGCCTCGATGATCTCGACGTACGTCGTGTTCCCGCCGCCAAAGATCGACGCGAGCCAATCGGGTGTCTGAGTCAGAATACCAACGATCGAAATCTGCGCGGTACGCCCTGCAAACGCCGTCAAAGTCCCACGCTCTCCACGAACAGCCGCAATCAAGCGATCAATACTGTCCGCTGTCGGAACCTGAACGCGCTCCGCGAAACGCTGAAGCCGTTGAAATGTACGTTGCTCTAAAAGCCACATGGGCGTTGTCTCTCAGGTAGCACAGCTCGCTTCAAAATGAAAACCCCCTACGCCGCTTTCTCTTCCCTAAGGTCAGAGCCAGGTTCTTCTGCCGCTGATCGCGCGGCGTCGGATTCCTCGCCAGCCGCCGAAGAACCTGGCTCTGACCCCCCGAATTCCTGCTGGAATTCAGCGATCGGGCGTCGAGCCTCCACCCAGGCGCGATTCTCGCGCTCCAGTTTCTTCAGGTTCGCCCGGAACTTCGTGCCCGTGAGCATGCGCGTCTCGCGCGCGTTTGTGGACCACCCCTGCGTCACGAGAATCTGTGAGGCTTTCACCAGCTTGAGCGCGTCTGTGCTCGGCTTGATCGACCCGAACCAATCCGCTGCGGTCCAAGCCGCCCAGACATCAGACTCCGCCGGGTCGCCGTAGGAATCAACGAGGCCATCAGCTTCGATGCGCCCCGCAAGCGCAAGGCTCAGCAGCCAGTCCCGATAGATAGGCGCGCAGAACGTAGCTCCGAACGTCTTCCAGACCACAAGCAGATACTGCTTGAGCTCATTGATCGACGCCTGCGACGCGCTGTAGTTCGAGCTGAAAGCGAGCTTCAGAATCTCAGGAGGCAGCTGGTAGCACCACGCCATCGTAGAGACGATCGCTTCCTCAAACTTCCCGAAGTCTAAATCGATGCCTTCCGAGTTGAAGCCAGACGGCTCTTCCCCCTGCTGCAACTCCTCGATCACCATCCCCGGGCTGTGCTTCGTGATCGCCCACTCCCGCGGGCCGTCAACGCCGCCTTGAGTGACGGCGGCATCCTTGCGCACCGCGCCTGCGGTGATCGGCAGCGAGCCCGGCTTGTCCTTCGTCTTTTTAATGAACATCGCCAAGTAGCTGTTCACTACCGCCTTACGAGTCACCGCATCCCGGTACCGATCAAGCTCCCGCAACGACTGCAGCACAAGCGACAATAGCGGCTGTCCTCGGACATCCCCCATGCGCTTATCAGTGCCATACACAAGCCACGACATTGGGCGCCCCGTAGCGGGCGCAAACGCCGGCAGCCGCTCAAACTCGCCATCGTCCTGCAGCACCCAATGCGCAACGATGCGCCCACGCTTGTCGAGCTCCACTCCGTGGCGCACTTCATGCCCCTCAGGAATGTTAGGCCCAGACAGCCCGGGCGACTGCACTCGCGACCCGTTGATCAGCTGTAGCCGAGGCGCCAAACGATCCGCATCTGCCCTCAGCACTACGAGTACGTCGCCCTCAATCAACGCCGTCTGTCGTGCCTCCGCCTGGAGCATCGCAAACGTCGAACGCTCGCGGTAATCACACGTCTCCGAATGGTCCCCCCACAACGCAAACCGAACCTCGATGTCCTCCACCCAATCTTCCAAACTGTCCGGGCCAAGCCCTAGGATCGACTCATGCGGAGTGGCGTCGGGGAACAGACCAATCCCGATCTCGTTCGTAACCAACCGACGCACAAGGCCTCGGGCATAGAGGTTGCTCGTGAACAACTGGACGCTTCGTGCGCGGAGCGTCCAGTAGTCGAGCTCGTACACCTCCGTAGCGCCGTAGCCATCGTGAAACTTTTCGCCGTCCCATGACCGAACCTGCACCGCTCCGGTCATAGCGTTTAGCTGCCCCACATCGTACACGGTGCGCCGCTGCGTCGGCGGCCCCGAAGGACGCCCCCACGTCACATCAAAACCAAAGATCTTCACCTTGCGGACCTCGCATGCGTGACGCCGTCACCGGTCACCCGAGATTGCATCACCGCTTGCCGATTGTAAAGCGAATCAAGCAGCTGCTCGAACAGCCGCAGGTTGCTCTTAGTGACCGTCTGCTTTGTCTGACCCGTGTCCAAAGTGTAGGACGAAACGTCGCCCACCGCGACCGCATCAATTGCGGTTTCGATCTGTAGGATGCGCGCCTTCGTGCGCGTCAAAATTCGCTGGGCTTCAACGCGATTCATCGGGGCTAAACGTCAGCATAGTACGGATGCTCCCTCTGAACGTAGCCCCAAAATTCCACCCAGTCTACATTCTCCATGCCGAATTGTTCGCGACAGGTGTTTACTGCCAGAACATCAATCAACGCCAGCCCGTAGACCATCAAATCCCACAGCTCGTTCCGGGCATTCCCGGGCCGAAACCACTTGTACACCGTCCGCCCCGAGGCGTCCTTTTCTTCCCTTCGCTGCTCTTGCGTAAGCTCTTTCAGCTGTGCGTCACTTGTATCCACGGGGGCGTTGAAGTGGCTCCGCGGCTGCAACCCTTGCTCCTCGTGCCACTCACGCCGCAGCACCGGCGCCAAGCGATCTTTGTACAGGCCTACAAGGATCCGATAGCCGAACTGCCCGGACTTCATTTCGAAGTCACTGAACTCCTTCAGTGCCTGGTTCCTCTGCGGTACCGCGGCACCAATTATAGGGAACACCCCGGAGGCATACTGACCGCAGAAATCGGAAACTGTGGACGGGCTGTACCCGCTGTCCACGAACGTCACCCGAACCCGGTACCTCTTGCCGTCATCGGCTGTATATTCTTTGTCGTCAATGAGCTCCCGCAGCCGTTGCCAAACCGGGGAGCTCATCTCTTCACAGTCGGGCTCACCGTCAGCCGCCTCGAACCGCCAGTAGTCGATCAGATATGACCGCGCTCCGACGGTCCACCCGACCACCGCCACCGCGAGGTTTCGTTTGTGAACGTCAACCTGACAGGTCAACAATAGGATGACCGAACCCGAATGCTTCGCCGCGTACTCATTCGGAACTTCACCAAGCTTGTACGCGGAACGCCGATGCCCGCTGACCTGCACGAACTGAACTCGCGCGCCTCGAACTTCGAACGGCTCGCCCAACTGATTGTTGTAGAACACCTGCAGCTTCGCCACGTCCCGCACGGTGTTCTTTTCTACATCCCAGCCCTTGAGCCATGCCGCTACCGCCTTGCTCCAGGGCTGCATCCCGACTGGCGAATATAGTGCTGGCAGATGGTACGATCGTAACCCCTCTTCAGCTGGACTTTTAATGGGGGCCCAGTGCGCTCCGTGAGCTCCTGAAAAGAGCCGCTCCTTGTCGTGTTCGTAGTGCTGCTCGCCGCACTCTTGACAGCAGTACCGGACAGACTCCTTCAACAAAGTACCGTCATCCGTTTCCCAAATGAACCCGCCGACAAGACCTGTTTCCGGATGCGTAGTGTGCCACCGGAGAGCCTGCGGGAACTCGCACCGCTTGCAGAGCACCATGGGCTGCCGACAATCCCCCCGAAGATACGCAGCGTGGATCTTGGATTGCCCCTTCACGAGCGGAGTGCTGACGCGGAAAATCTTCCGACGCTCGTGGTAGCCTGCGGCTCGACTGTCAACGAGCTCAACAGGATCCCCATTCTCCCCCACCGTATGCGGCCAGCCATCAACTTCATCCGCTAAGATCACACAATAGGACTGCTGCCTCATCTTGTGCGCTACCTTCGCGCCAAGCGGCACCATGTAGCCGCCGCCTGCCCACTGCAGATGACGAGCCGTGTTGCCAGTCTTGCGTGCGTTACCTGCGTCACTCGATCGAATGATCCCCCCAAAACCAGATTGCTGCAGCATCGGCAAAAAATTCTGCTCGACCCTCTGCCTTGCGAGCTCGTTGTCTGCGCTCACATAGAGCATCGGCAACGTCCGCACATGCGCCATGTAGTACAGCGCCCCTGACTCCAGCGCAGTGGTCGCCGTAATCTGCACACCCTTCATCAACGTAACTTCACGCACCGGACTTCGGACGTCGAAGCACTCAACAATCTCGCGCATGAACGGGTTCACGTCGAACGAAATGTAGCCGGGCAAAGGCGTCACCGACTCTGGTAGATACCGATGCTCTTCTGCAAAAGCCACGGGGGCAACGTGCTTCGCCGCATCCGTCCACACGGACACCTGCTCGCTCAGCCACTCGGCGCCGACGCCCTCGACCTGCAGCTCAGCCACTACGCCTGCCCCAACGCGCGACGGATGCGCGCCTTTACGGGCTTGATAAAACTACCGATCCTCTTGGAGATAAAGTCCTCCAGTTCCTCGACCGTCGCTCCGGCGCCGTACATCGCCGACGCGCGAACCGCGATAGTCCGCGCGCCATCGGTGAGCAACTGAACGTGTGCGGCGTCCACCGGCTCGAGCACCGTGGCCTTCACAAGCTCACGGCTCACGAGCGCCCCCTCCGTCCGCGCGTTCTTCAATCGTAGCGCTGTGATCGCCTCCAGCTCTTTCAGGGACTTGAGATAGTCGGCAAACCGCGTGTCCGTCCCGAAGCGCTCGACTACCTCCCGGATCGTGAGCTCCGCAAAGTCCGCGATGTTCTCGGGGACCTCCCCGACCGCGACGACCCCACCCCACTTGAGCGTCTCCTTGGCCGCAGCTCGGCCACGTATGTACGACTCCGCCGGCGGCTCTGACGCTCCGGACGATGAGGGCTCGGGGTCAACCGCCGGTACCGGCGTCTGCACGATCACCGACTTGGGGGGCGTGACCGCAGGGATCCTCCGCCGCGCTTCCTTCGGGACGACCATGCGGGGCCGCCGGCTGCCCGCCGGAGGAATAAGCTTCGCCAGTTTCATCAGCTGCAGGAGCCGCTTCGCCCGGGTGTCCCCGATTTTGAACTCCTCGCGGAGTCCGCCTTTTCCGAATCGGCCCGTCCGGTAACAATACTCGACCGCCTTTTCGTAAAGCGAATCAATCCCGGTCCGCTCTGCCTTCTCCCGTTTCTTCGCTTTCGCCTTCACATAAGCCACGGCTGCCGGGTGCGCGGCGTCAATTCGCCTGCCTACACAAGCTTCGACGAGCGGCCCGCCAGGGAGAGCGCCGCGAGTGACAGACCCGGGGGATACGCCCGTCATCCGGGCGAACTCAGAGCGGCCAACTAATCTTTGCGGAGTGGGCGACACTAGCCCAATGGTAGCGTCAACCCGCCCCGCCGGAAAGCCGAATTACAAAACAGCGCAAAAATAGCCATTTTGCGTGAGAGCCGGGGGCCCAATCAAAAC